GTTAACCCTATTGCAAACTTCCTGTCAAACGGCATCACTATCTGGGGTCAGAAAACCATGCAGCGTAAGCCCTCTGCTCTTGACCGTGTCAATGTTCGTCGTCTAATGAACTATCTGAAGAAGACCATCGGTGTCTCAACCAGATATTTCGTGTTCGAGCAGAATATTGAGGCGACTTGGGAGAGATGGAAGACCATGGTGGAACCCACTCTATCTAATATCAAGACCCTCGGTGGTCTATATGACTATAAGATAGAGGTTGACCCAACTGATGACGACATCGAGAATAATCGTATGCCTGTCTCTGTCTCAGTTAAGCCTACCAAGACTGCTGAGTTCATTCCGCTAACCTTCAACATCATGCCTTATTCAGCGTCCTTTGATGAGTAATCAAGGATAGATCAATTAAAAAGGAGGATTCAGGATAATGGCTAGTCAGATTCATGCTATGTTTATGTCTGCGGCTTCAAACTATGAAGTCCAGAGAACAAACAACTATCGAATCATCTTCGACCATGATATTGACCCTAACCAGTATATCGAGTTAGCTTGCACCTCAACTGGACTGCCAACCGTATCCAATGACCCTATTGAGCTATCTTATGGTAACTCAAAGGTCAAGGTTGCTGGTCAGGCTAACGTGGACGATATCAGTGTGACAGTCAAGGACTTCATCGAAGCTGATATCGAGAAGGCTCTTTGGGATTGGCGTAAGAAAGTTTATAACACAGAAACCGGTAAGGTTGGCTGGGCTGTGAACTATAAGAAGGACGTCACAATCGTCCAGTATGGCCCTAACGGTGAGGTCACTCGTAAGTGGATTGCGAAAGGCGTTTGGCCGACTTCACTCGACCTAGGTGAGCTTTCCAATGATGGTGCTGACGTGAAACAGATCACGATGAACCTGAGCGTTGATAATGCTATTCTTGATCGTGATTCTACCACCAACACCCATATCTATGGAACCGAGTAATAGAGGTTCCTTCTGTAATGTAAAACACCAACGGAAGAATAATCGCATGAGGTCAATACTCATGCGATTATTCTTTTCTTTCAAATAAATCTAATCCAAACTTACTTGACATTAAGGGTTATCTATGGTAATATAGAAGTAGGACATCTAGAAGCTAAGGAGCTTTGCCCTTATATGAACGAAAGAAGAGGATGTAAGCATGGTAGAGAGCACTAATTTCACAGCTAAAGAATTATCAAAGCTGACTGGTATTCCTATCTATGAAATCCGAGAGTTAGACGCCAATGGCAAGATTGATTCAGAGGAATCACCTTACCATGGCTCTGTATATCCTAAGTCAGTTCTTAAACAGCTAAGAGACCTAGGTTATCTTGATATACCTGATATATCAGACCCGCCTGATTCTGAATCTAATATCGAATCTTTAGAATCTACTCGTCATAATAAAATCTGGATCAATAATGGCGTTGACGAGAGATATATTCCTTCAGATAGTACCATTCCTGAAGGATATGCAAGAGGTCGAGCACCTAGGATTAGAGAAGCTGTGTCAAAGACCAAGACTGGCAAAATCATGGTTCATAAAGACGGCAAGTATGAAATGATTAAACCAAGCCAGTTACCTGACTATCTTAGTGATGGTTGGTCTGAAGGACGTATTCCAGGTTCTTATAATTCTATCAATGGCAGAATAACGATCAATGATGGGGTTCACGAGACATTCATATCTAAAGACGAAGACATTCCTATCGGTTGGCATATAGGCCGTTTGTCTAAGTCTGGAAATTCAATATCTAAATCATTGACAGGTCGTTCCTGGATTCATCGAGATTCTGAAGAAAAGAGAGTTCTAAGCGATACACTTCCATATTATTTCGAGAGAGGCTGGAAACGAGGCCGAATCAAGTGGAAGGATAATAAATCAGAATAATTTCAAGTCCTCTAAGCCATATGGCTTAGAGGACTTTCTTTATGTTGGATATTTCAATAGCGAGTTTCGAGGGTTCTTACACATTTCTAAAGGGAGTTTCACGCATTTTGGATATTATTCTGTTTCACGTATACTTCATAAGGGAGGTAGGAGTATGCCTAGATGCTATATTACATTCAGTGAGCTTCATAGCATTACTGGAATATCTACCGAAGATATCAAAGATATGATAACAAAAGAGCAGATAACTTCTTATCAATCTGATGATTATAAATACTTGTTTCCTCTGACAGTTCTAAATCAACTCAAAGCTATGAACTATAAGAATATACCTGATATAATACCCTATGGGAGAACAGGATATAATGCAATCGACCATGATTCCCTATGGGCAAATAATGGTGAAGATGAAATCTATCTGGAACCTAGTCAGAAATTACCCAAGGGATATCAGATAGGTAGATTGCCTAAGAAAGAAGATGTATCAAATGGAACAATGTCTTTGCAGGAAGTGCCAACCACCTCAGGGAATGAAGCTGGGAGTGAAGTTCAAGAATGAGTTCTATCATAGTGACCCTTGTTTATATGAAGATATGGAGATTCATAGAAATGCGACCGTAATAGTCAAACAATGCAAGATCTGTGGTCATATAGATATAGAATGGGTTCGTCAATCAGACACCGAATCGGAAATTCTAGGAGAGCTTAAAGAGGATAAGACTTGTCAATACCAACCATAAAATTAAATATCCAAAAGATATTCTAACTCCTATAGCTTTAGCTATGGGAGTTTCTTATTTAATCCTATTTGTTGTGAAAGTCATCTAAATTCATAATATATAAGTAATAGCAGAGTTAATTCTATACTCGATATTTTAGAGGAGGTTCTTACTCATGTCAGAGAAGAAAATTTATCCAGAAACTACGGTAACTCTACCCTCTCGTGGAATCATTTATCCAGACAAGAAAATTCCTGCTGATGTATCTATTCGTGGTATGACCACTCGTGAAGAGAAGGTGCTTTATAGCTCAACCGGAGGAGATGTCTTTTCTAAGATTCTCAAGAGCTGTATCACTACTCCAGAGGATTTCGATACTTCAGGTCTAATTGCAGCTGATGAAATGTTCCTAATCATTCAGCTGAGAATCGTTACCTTCGGTCCTGAGTACAGAGTCCAGACCACTTGTCCTCATTGTGGTAAGACAGACGTCTATACCATCAATCTCAGCGATTTCGATATTGACTATCTACCAGAAGATTTCAAGGAGCCTATTGACGTTAAGCTTCCTGTATCTGGTGATACTCTATCTCTGCGAATCCTGAGAAATAGCGATAATGAGATGCTTGACAAGTTCATCAAGAAGCGTTCTAAGCAATTTAACCTTCCTCTGAAGGAAGTCGAGTATGATTGCAGAAATGCAAAGTATATCACTGCTGTAAATGGTGAGCCTATCGACTTCGTTGACGCTATTGACTATTTCCAGAACATGATGTCTATGGATTCGATGCGTATGCAGACTGCACTCAGTGAAGTCAAGGTCGGTGTAGATACTACTGCTACAGCACTTTGCACATCTTGCAGAGAGGAGTTTGAATTCCAGACTCCTATTACGAGGGAATTTTTTCGTCCCACAATTAAGTGAAGATAAATCTCCAGAAGAGAATGAGAAAATAAGCAAGTTCAGACTGGAAAATCTTAATGCAATTATGCGAGAGCAGTTCCAGCTAGCTTATCATGGAAAGATAGAGTATGCTGCTACAGATGATATGTCAATTCTGGAGCGGCATACTCTATATCGCATACTCGTAACTCAGAAAGAAGATGAGAAGAAAGCACAGGAAGAGGCTATTAAAGCTGCTGAAGCTAAACGCAAGGCAACTTCTTGGAAGAGACGTAGAAGATAGCTGTTATATATAAGATTAAGTCCTAACGAAAGGAGGGAATCTACATATGCCATCACCTCAAGACCAGTTAAAGGAGCTTGACGAAGCACGCGCTAGTATTATTGCAGGCAGAATACCACAATATGAAAGTATTATGGATAATATGCTTGAACGTCAGCGTAAGCAGCTCTTACAATTCTATAAAGAATCAACAGAGAACGGCAAGG